GCTAATCCTGTTTGGTTTCGGTGTGTAGATATGATGTTTAGACGCATATTAAACTCTACGCTGTTTAAATGTTCCCTTTATTTGACGAGGGACTCTTCTCGCAGTTTTGGCACGCAAGTTCATAATAGATAAATACTGTGTTCTTGATGGTTTTCCTTTTTCACAAGGATGAATGACAATAGATCGATCATAAAACCATTCGGTTATTTGATCTGTCCATTTCCAAAATTCGTCTGCACTTTCTATTTCCCTTGCTTCTGATAAACTATCAACATACTTGTCTGTAAAAAGTTCACACTCATCTTTGAGGTCTTCGAATCCATAAGCACTATCAAATATTTCAGCACAATATTGACCGTAAAAAGGTTCTACTAATCGTGTTTTTGGATTCCAAACAATTTGTTCACAAGGCCGAAATGAGTCCCACGCAGTATCCCATACGAGTAATCTGCGTTGGTCTTTAGCATAAATGCGGTCTTGAAATTTTACTATATCAGCCATATTACTACAAATCAATCTAAAAGAATGACTTGAATTCCGCACCCTTGGTTCCAACGATGTGTGGATTGATAGGACGACTGATTTGTTCTGGATAGTCTAAGATTTGGTTGCGGTTGTAAATATACATATTGATAGCACCCAAGATATCATCAACACAGAAAGCCATGACACGATTGTTTAACATTTCTAATTCTTCACGTTCATTACCTGGAACGTTCAAACTGTATTGTAAATAGTAAGCACGCATAATTGTTTTCAAATCGTCAGGGCGCTGAGGATCAATGATATGTTTCTTGTCGCTCTTGATCCATACGCGGTAACGGATTTCGTCTTGAAGATGTTTGATGTTTTCGTCAGAGAAGAAGGCTTGGTTGAGAAGGTTAGGTGTATGAATACGAATTGTGGCCTGTTGTTGAAACTTAGAACCGTATGCTAACTTAGGATCTTCGTAGTGTGTAGAGAACATACGAAATGCCTGTGTAGCACGTGTTTCTTCGTCTTCTAAGTTAGGGACGTAACCAGTATGTTTAGGAGCACCTGGAATAGCGGATTCTATATAGTAACGATTTATTTCATCACCCTTGGTTGGATAAAGTTCCCCGTATTGAGGTTGTGTTGCCATTATTACTAATTCGGGATGATTTTCTTGATATTTGTCGGATCAGGTTCCATTGTTGTAACTTGCATGACGAAGGTTGCTTGGGTATTGATGTTCATCATTGGTAAAGGATAATCCTGTGAGAATGTTCTATTATTCATGAAAGTTAAACCTGACTGAGTTACATTTGCATACTGAAGAAGACTTATATGTGAAATAGTTTGAAGAACACCGCATATCGTAGTTACTGCATTTGATAATCCTGTGTAACCGGATGTTAACTTTGGGACGGCGACAAATGATGTTCCTATATCAGAATTAGGAAATGTATAGGAAGGAGTAAAGTCGTTTGAGTTTATAGCAGTTACTAAAAAGTTGTTCGACATAAGATGGGACAGGGCAGCAAGTGAAGGAGAACATGAAGTATCAAACCCAATCTGAGTTAACATCGGTGAGTAAAACTTAATTTCATCTCCTATACGAAGATCTGTATTTAAGAAAGCATTACAATCTGTTAATCCACTAGACACATTACTTTGATTTTGAGTTACAAAGAATTGAACATTTCCAATATGACAAGTATCAAAAATCATAGATACAACAGAAAGACCATCTACTTGAGAGAAAGGAATACCTGCATTGTTGTAAAGTTGAATATTTGCATTTGACATACGAGCTAAAGGTGGATCAAAGGAGTACGCTTCTTCGTTCCATGGATAGTAATCAGAGTACTGAGCTGGATAAGAATTTGTTCCATCATACACATTGCGTGTATTCTGGGTGAGAATAGAAAAAGAGTTTTGAACAATTTGTGAACCTCCGTAATAATTACCTTTTAGATTTTGGATTGTCATCAAAATGTAAGGCTGCATATGGAAAGCATCTGGATAAGTAACATTTCCAGAAAATGTAGTTGGTTTATACGGTTGAGTTCCACGAATAGGAAGAATAGCACGAACTAGTTTGATTTCAGATACATTCGATAAAGCTAATTGAGTTGAAAACAAATAATCATTGACTCCGTATCTAGAAGGTTGAATATCTATACCTATTTGTGCTCCCATTGTTTGAGCAGGATCATACACTGGATAAAATGTTACTGATATATTTGGATCTGAAAATGAAAATTTCTGAGGAGCATGTATAAGCATTCCGTTTGAAAATACAATAGACCAACCGTATGTAGGTGTTACAAGACCCTGATTTATCGTACTGAAATATGAAGGAACTTTTGCACCAGCAGGAAATGTATTTGGAGTATTATTAGGAATTGTTTGTAATTGACGTCCAGCAGGAACTTTGAGAGACGTTATAGGTGTTTCGTATGCAGATAATGGAATCGTAGGATTGTTGAAGTAAAAAGCAACCTGTGGTCCGTCGTTTGATAAAGGTGTTTGTGTTCCAAATGAAAAAACGTTGGAATAAGCATCAGGTTGAACGGTCCAATCTCTTTGTGCTGTATCAATTACAACCATACGTTGTCTAGGAACCATAGAAGGAGGTTGTTGAACGGGAACAGATAAAGACTCTGCTACTTCTTCTGAATTATTAAGTTCTTCAACAGAAAGATGACCTCCACTGATATTTGTTGGAGGCACATAGTTTATAGGTTGAACATTTTGTTCTGTAGTGGCTGTATTTAAAAAAGCGACCCTCGGATCAAAGTCGTATTCATCTCTTGCTTCTGCGTCTGAATTTACCAACAACGATTGGTAACTCAACTGAAATCCAGACATACTTATCTTTTATACAGTAAGATTCTCTAAATCTTGAACCCAGAACTGAGAAGGTGTCATTCCTTCAATTTCCTTGATTCTGTTTCTCAATCGTTCTAATTCTGCTTCGTGTTTTGCTACATTTTCTAGAGTCATACTGCTGATAGGCAACTTCAACAAATCTGGAATATCTGTTAATTCATGACCTTCCAATATCTTGACACATTCTACATGTGGTTTCTTGCGAAGATCAATAACATCATTACATATGAGAAGTAAGAACTTCACAACACTGCTATGCCATGGAAGTTTAGCACGAAGTTCTGCCAGCATATTCTCCTTGCGGGTTCCGTATAATGCAAGACGAGCATGTGCGTATTCAATCAATATTTCGTTCACATTCGCATACTTCTTGATATTACCATATGCATTGAACGCGTGCATATTTGTAAGTTTCATCTTTGACGACAACCCTAATTTCTTGACCGCTTCTGCTACAGGCATATCGTCCTTGAGAACGATTTCGAAGTTTACATCCATATCCGTAGATGTGTCCGTGTAATCTTTGACGAAGTCCTTCTTTTCACAAAGAGCATCTAAGAACTCTTTGAAATCGGAAGTCCAGTATTCAATTGGTAAATCTTGAACCAGTAAGGTTTTGTTTTTAGCATTGTATGAATACTTGCCTGTGACATCATAACCATCAGCAGTAGGTGTGATTTCTCCTTTGAATCCACGATAGTAAGGAACAAGATTCACTTTTTCCAATATATCCTTGTCTCCCTTCAACCACTTGAGAAGAGCGTCCTTGAGAGCAAGTGGGTCATACGATGGAATAAATGTTGAGTATCCAGTTCCAATACCTCGTGCTCCGTTGACCAACAACATCGGAATGACAGGAGCATACCATTCAGGTTCTACCGAGAGACCATCATCGTCTCGATATTTCAAACATGGCAGATCATCAGATGGAACTAAATCTTTCATATACGGTTGAAGGTATGTGAAGATGTATCTTGATGCTGCTGAATCTTTACCGCCTTGAAGACGAGTTCCAAATTGACCTTTAGGAACTAACCAGGGTAGATTGTTCGAACCTACGAAATCTTGTGCCATACCAATGATCGTTTCGTTCAACGACATTTCACCATGATGATAACCTGCGTGTTCAGACACATAACCCGCAAGTTGTGCGACTTTGACTTTGCTTGTCAAATTACGCTTGAGACAACCAAACAATATTTTGCGTTGTGATGTTTTGAGACCGTCCATAATACTTGGAATAGAACGTTCTAGATTATAGTGACTGAAGTGAATCAAGTCTCGATGAACAAACTCTGAATAAGGGAGAGTTCTGTCTGGATGAGGAACCACAATATCCTCTGCACGATGACCTTGTAACCAAGTCTTGCGGTCATCTGCTCTAGACTTGTTGAATGCTAAATCAATAGCTGTTGAATCAACTTCTGCGTTAAAACGAAATTGAGTGATATTCAATTCCTTGAAATACTCTTGTGCTTCTTCGCGTGTAGAAGTACCCAATCCTTTGTAGTATTGAATAGCCCAACCACGCGTATCGTTCTTTTTCCATAATTCGTATTCATACTGAGTGTAGAATACTTTTGTTTCCTTTCCTTTTGTTGCCTTGACAATTGGTGTAGCCATAAATGTCAAGAAACCAGGAATTTTAAATAACTCTGTCCAGAGTTCATGAAATAAGTTAATAAGTAATCCACGAATATGTGAACCATCATAATCCTGATCCGTCATAATGAGAATGCGACCATAACGCAAACTCGATACATTCTCATACGTCTTACCCGATTCTAATCCAACAATCTTCTTCAATTCTGCAATTTCTTTCGCCAATTCAATCTTGCTTCCTGCTGTATCTTTCACATTCATTATTTTGCCCCGCAAAGGGAACACTCCGAAAGTCTGGCGTTGAGTCTTTGTAAGGCCGCTGAGAGCCATCGCTTTGGCTGAGTCACCCTCAGTGAGGATGAGAGTGCATTCGGCAGACTTTGCGGTACCTGCGAGGGCTGCGTCCTCAAGTTTGGGGATACCATATATCTTGGAGCTCTTACGTCCATCTGACTTCTTATTTTCCTTCTCGTCTTTTTCCTTCTGTGCGACCACCAACTTATCTACCAACTCTAACTTTGATCTCAACTTCTTGAAGAAATCTTCAGGAAGTTTACAAGTAGAACCGAAAGCAGTGCTCTTGGTAGTGAGCGCTTCTTTGGTTTGTGAAGAGAACGATGGGTTCTCAATAGCGGCAGTAATCCATACTGCGATGTTCTCTTTGACCAGAGATGGTTTGACTTTGAGTTTCTTTTTGGTTTCAAGAAACTCTACCAAATTATTGACAACTTGATTGACAATATAATCTACATGTGTTCCACCTTTTGATGTCCAAATACCATTCACAAACGACACTTGAAGAAATCCGTCTCCAGGTGCGTCTGCGACAACTACATTCCATCTATCCGCTGAATGTCCAACTACATTAGTTTCCACAAACTCCTTCGCATATGCCGTCAAATCACGACACTTGATTGTCGTCTTTTCTTCTCCATGAACCCAATGAACTTTTACTTCACTTCCAACCGTCATTGCCAGATCCGTAGCACGACGACGAAATACACCAATCAAATCTGCTGTGATTTCAGTCATTCCAAATCGTTTGAAATCAGGCGTCCAAGAAACGCTGACATACGATTTTGTTTTACAAGATGAAATCTTTGGAGGATTGACTTTTGTCATGTTATCTTCCCATGATTGTGTATACTTCTTTTCCCGTTCCGAATCAACTGTTTCCACCGTCAACTTCTTCGCAAAGATGTTTGCGAGTTTTACTCCGTAACCGTTCTTTCCACCTACCAATTTCTTCTCTTCCTTGTCATAGTTTGTTGAAGTCAAGAGTTCTCCAAAGATGAGTTGTGGAACCCATACTTTGTACTCTGGATGTTCTATGACATCAATTCCCTGTCCGTCATTTTTAACTGTAATAGTCTGATTGTCTGCTGAGATTTCAATTGTGATATTTTTGACTGGATTGTCGGACCCCCGTTGACGCATACGAACGACCTGATCGTGTGCGTTTACGACAATTTCATCAAACAATTTGTAGAAACCTGGATTAAAACTAGATAAGTGCTTTTCGATAAACTTTTCTTCTTCGACCACATACATCGTTTCTGATGTAGTTTCGATAGAACCGACATAGGTGTCGGGTAAAGATAAGATATGTTCTCGATGTGTGTGCTTTTTATACGCTTCTGCCATACTGGGGGGTATGGTGTGTGTCCTCCCACATGAAAAATCGGTCCGTTTTACACAGAAATTGCTTAAACATATAAAATGCCACCTGCTGCTCGAGGAAAAAAGGCAAAAAAGGTTGAAGAAACCAAAGTTGAACTCCCTCCCGTCATTTTCTTTTTGAAAATAGGTAAGGATTTTGATTTCGATGAAGAAAGAGTAGATGTTCCTGCTCCGTCTAACGATGGACCCACCCAGTACTCTGATATTCTTTTGAATACAGAAACCCAAGAAAGACGATTCGATGAAAATATTATTCAGGATTTAATGTCAAAACTTTCCTTAACTACTTCTTATCCCAAAGGTGCTGCTTGTCTTTGGTGCTGTCACGGATTTTCAGGTGATTCCTTTTTTATTCCAACACACTACGATGTATATACAAGTTCATACACTGCAGAAGGAAACTTTTGTAGTCCAGAATGTGCTCTTGCTTCTATTTACAATCAACCCAACTCTACTGAAACAGAACGATGGACTCGTCATTCACTTTTAAGAAGTTTTTACCGAGACTTCTATGAAAATAAAGATATTCAACCTGCTCCCGATAAACGAGTTTTACGATTGTTTGGAGGCAACCTTGATATTCAACAGTATCGTGAATTCTTTAGAAACTGTACTAAACCTTTACAACTAGCAATGCCTCCTGTCCGTCTTTACATGCCTTCTGTAAACACTCAGGCATCGGTTCGTGATGTCAAGTCTTATGTTTCCTTATCCAGTGAAACTGTCAATAAAGCATCTCAACAACTTCGTCTCAAACGATCCAAACCTGTCCACGAAGGCATTCCTACATTAGACAAGTGTCTCGGTCGTTAAACTTTCATAACCAAAATATCCTTAACAAGCAATGGCATCATTACAAGAACTTTTAAAGATGTCTATGCTTTACCAAGTCATGACAACAAGCGGAACAAGTTTCCGTCCCATAATCGCATATGTTGGATTAACTTTATACGAACGCATACCCAACTGGTTATGGTCCTTTCGTGGATTTACAAACAAAACGTACAACGGAAAACAACCATCAGCCGTCATTGAATGTGAACGAGGTCCTCCTCCTCAACAAGGAAAAGGCGCTGCTCCACCTGCCTTCTTAACTCGTATGGATGCCGTTATTCACTATGTATCCTGTTCGCCTGCTACAAAACGATTATTGTCTATTGCCAATCACGATTACCTTCCATACGAATTTGAAGAAGTCCGATTAGATGAAGACATCTATTTCCGTTTAACACATGTTGATGTAGACGATGGAAATATTAAGAACATTAAGTTTCAGTTAATTTCCTATAATCATCCTATTCAAACTCTTCAGAAGTTTGTTGATTCTTGTAATCAAGATTACGAACGAAGAATGTTAAATAAACTTGGAAATGATTTATACTTTTTCGACCAAATTGTTGAAGGCAAAAAGAAACGGAGCAATCAGAATCCATTACCCTCCAGTTTCTTGGTTTACACAAAGCATAAGTTCTCTACAACCCGAACATTTGAAAATGTTTATTTTGAAGAACAACCTATCGTTAAAAAACGCGTTAACTTCTTTTTGGAGAAGCGTTCGTGGTATGAAAAGAAGGGCATTCCTTACACTCTTGGGTTTTTGTTTCATGGTGATCCAGGTACTGGTAAAACTTCAGAGATCAAAGCAATTGCAAATGTAGCAAGAAGACATCCAATCAATATTCAGTTATCTGAAATCAAAACAAAGACACAATTACGTCATCTGTTTTTCAGCGATGATATTCATGTCTTTAACGGAACTGTTTTGGAAAAATACACTATTCCTATTTCTGAGCGTCTTTACATTATTGAAGACGCAGATGCTATGGGTGATGTTTTACTTAAACGCGAATGGAAGAAACCAGAAGTTCATAATGCTCCTCCTAAAGATCCATTTGCTCCTGAACTAGATGACGATATTATCAAAGATCCAATTGATTTATCCTTTTTATTAAACTTATTAGACGGAACTCTTGAATCATCGGGTCGTATCTTGGTATTTACTTCTAACTTTCCTGAACGCTTTGATCGTGCTTTGATTCGTCCTGGACGCATAGATATGATCATTCATTTCAAGAAGTGTTCTCGTAAGGTTCTCCGTGAAATGATAGAAGGGTTCTATGATATTAAAGAATTAGATCATCCAATATGGGATCATCCTGAAATTGACGAAAAATGGAGTCCTGCTGAAGTCAATCAAATTTTGTTTCGTAACTTTGAAGATCCTCAACAGGCAATGGACGAACTTTTACAAAATGATGTTACCAATCCTCTTTTAAAGAAAGAAGATGTTGATTCTACTCCCTTGAAAACAGACCATATACATATTCCTGAGACTCAGGTGGAAGACCAAAAAGTATAATGTATACAAAAGATGCTGCTAAAGGAATAGAAGCAAAAATAGCAGTAGTCACCATCCATCCGAATATTCCACCTGCAGATGGGATGACAACAGATGCTAATAAACCTAAAATTGGAAAGAACCAAACAACCAAAAAGAAGTTACTGTAAGGTTTGATAACTGGAAATTTGTCTAAAAATATAGTTTCGACTGCATACCATCCTGCTCGTGAATACGCCAAGAGCAAGATGATTAGCAAAGTATAACCAAGATATCCGCTTGCTGAAGCAACTGTTGGTTGAGGTGTTTGTTCGGGATGAACATCGGCAACTGGATCTTCGGAGTTCATTATTATGTAGAGAATACGAGATTACCCTGTCCATTTGTAACTTTCAAGAAGTTGTAAGATTCAACATAAAAAGTTGCAGAATAAGCACCGTATTGAAGAGGGTATGTTGTAGGTGGGATAATGGTCAATGTCTGACCTGCTTGAAGAAGAGGTGGAATACCTGGACCTGGAGAAACTGTTGCTCCGTTTGGAACTAAGGTAGGAACTGGGTTGAAAGCAGTCTCTTTTACGATACAAACGGCAGATGGACTTGTAATTGGAACGATTTGACCTGATGCGTTTACAGTTGTAGTAATGGCAGGAGGAACTAATAGATTGTATTGGACATTTGTGCGATTAAACATAGAACCGTTTAATGTTCCTGATGGTTGAGTAATTGTATTTGGATCAAGAGCAAATGAATAAACATTAATTCCTGGAAGAGCGGTTGTATCTCCACTTGAAAATTTATAGTTCTGAATAAATCTGTAAAAGTTTACATTTTTAGTATTTTCACGTTCTTGACCGTCTAAAACAATTGTTCCTTCTTGTAAGATATCTTGTGAGTTCATACTGTTTGATAATTGAATACCTGAAGAGTAGAAAGAAGTAGGTGGAAGTGGTGAATATACATTTGAAGGAAGAACTGATGGATTTACTGGAGGATAATAAATATTGTCCCAATTTGTGTAGTTGTCCCAATCATTTAACAAAATACGATCTTCGCGTTGAAAGAGAGACACAACACGCGTACAAAGATTATACATTGGAATTGGAAGATTGTTTAATCCATATTGACCGTCTTTACGCATATACTGAACCTGTGTAACCAAGAAAGATCGTTCATAAGCAGCAACGTGTGCTCGTTCGGTATCGGTCAAGAATATATAGTTTGCTTCGATGTATGGATTGAAGTTCCAGTTTTGTAATGATAAATTTGTTGGATTTCCTTGAATATCGGGATACGAAAGAAAGTTTTGAATACCACGGAAAGGATCGGATGGATTACCCACAATACGAGTTAAAAAGGTAGAACTACCTTGATTTGCAGGGTTTACATCAATCATCGTAAAAAGATTGTAAATATTGTTAAACGTAATCTGTATTTCTACTTCTGATTGAACCAAGGAAACAAGAGGTAATGATTGACCAATATCTTCACAGAACCAGAAAGGAAGAGGAATAGTTAATTGACGACCTGCAATAGAAGGAGCAGGAGGATTTACACCGTCTACATTAATTGCATTTGGATACTGATTGAAAAGACCTGGACCGTTTGCAGGATCATACATATCAGGGGTATTTCCTACCATCTTATCTAAAATAGCACGCTTCGTAGAATCGTTCTTGAGATAACTTGCAATTTTCATCCATTCACCTGTCATAGTAACGATTGGAGTTCCGTTCAAGTTAATAGATGCCTGTTGAATCATGTTGTAACCGAGATTACGAATCCACTGAAACTGAAACTCTTTGGCAAGATGGGTTGTTGGATCTACTTCCACTAAGGGCGACCAAATATCTGGAATATTCACACATAAGTAGCAATCGTGAAGCATATCAGCATATCTAGGAACTTTGAAACGAAAGGTCTTATTACCTGCGATAGGAAGATTGGTATCTGTTACACTATTTGGAGGTAAATGAAAATGCTCCATAGCAAAATTGGTATGGCGTTTATACATCTTCGTAAAATAGGTCATAGACGGATTGCCATTCAAAAAAACATTTTGGGCACCGAACCCTGTTAATTGAACAAGTCCACCTGGCATATTATGTTATATGGTATGAATAATGTATAAGCACCTTCCGTATATTATCATTGGAATTCTCGTTATAGCAGTATTAATTCATTCGTATATGAGCGTTCGCTTCGGATACGACTGGATTGGGACACAGACACGACGAGTTATAGCAAAGACTATGACGAAGAGTAATTCCATAACTGAACTTTATCCAATTCCTGCTGTTCCATTCATGGACAGATTTTCAGAATACACTAAAATACCAAAAATGAAAGAGAGCACACACGCTCCTGGACTAGCCTATTATTGAGGATTGTTGATAACTGCTTTATTGGCAACCATCATATTTGGAGTTGCTTTTTCACCTGTAGGTGAAAGAATTGAGTTATTTGCTTGGACGAACCCGTTAGTGTTGGTACAACAGGTAGGATTCCATGATACACCTTTTGTACCTACGACTGCATTGTAAACTGCTCCTGCCTTGAAGGTAGTGTAAGTAGAAGCATATGCAGACTTCTGTGCTGCTGGGTAATTGCTATAATAGTTATTTACTGCTGTTCGTTTTTTCATGGTAGTGACTTCTGAAGCACTCTTAAAACGAGTTTGCTGACTTTCAAAAATAGGACCTCCAAACTGTGTTGGGTTTGGTGGATATTCTGCCATTATATTTACACATTAGAAAAGGATACATACAAAATGGCTCCTATCCGATTCCTCTTGGTTTCAACTCACACCGAACAAGTTACTGGATACTCTAAGGTTTCTTACAATCTTCTCAAACAATTAGGAACTCTTCAACCTCTCATCAAAATCTTCCACTTTGGATTTCAACGCACACCTGCTCGTCTTCCTGCTCCTGCACGTCCTATTTCTGGAATCATTCAATATGATGCTGCTGCCAATGAAGACCCAAAAGAACAAGGTTTCGGTTTCAACAAGTTCAAGGAATACGTAGATACCGTCAATCCAGACATCATCATGATCTACAACGATCCCATCGTCATTCACCAATTCATTCAACAACTCAAAGATACTCCTAAGTCATGGAAACTCTGGGTCTACCTTGATCAAGTATACAAGGGTGCTGATATGAACCTTCTCCGTAATATTGAAAACGCAAGTGATCGCATCATCTGCTTCACTGAAGAATGGAAAAAGTATTTATTAACTCGTATCACTACACCTAACATCAAAATTGATGTTTTAGAACACGGTGTAGATCCTCTTGTCTTCAAACCATTATCTGATGGTGAACGAGCAGGTATTCGTAAAAACTTGAACTTAAAACCTGAAGACAAAGTCTTCTTAAATATGAACCGCAACTCTCAACGCAAGCGTCTTGATTTAACTATCATGGCATTTACTCGTCTTCTCAAGAAGTTTCCAGATGCTCCTTACCATCTTCTCTTAGTTACAGGTGTAAAACCTGAAGCAGGTGCTTTCTACCAACCTCTTCAAATTTACTTGAACGAATTAGAACTTCTCGGTCTCGACAATCTCAAATACGGAACACGTGTAACTATCGTTGATACTACACCTCCTAATGCTTACTTCAACGATGAAGCAGTCAATCAACTCTATAATGCTGCCGATGTTGGTATTAACACATCTGCAGGTGAAGGTTTTGGTTTATGTCAATTAGAACATATGGCAACAGGTGCTCCTCAAGTTGTTATTGATTTAGATTGCTACAAAGCATTTATGACACCTGAAACATGTGTAGCAGTTCCAGTTGAACATTATTCTTATCTTCAAATGACTGCTGGTGTTGGTTTAACTGAAAGCACTGCCTCTGCTGAATCTGTTGCTCTTGCAATGGAAAAAGCATTAAGTATGTGCAGTCGTGAAACTTCTGAAAAGTGTACTAACTTAGCAAAAAATCGTCCTTGGTCTAAAGTGTGTGACGATTTCTTAGAAACTGTATTAGCAAAGACTGATTAAGCATAATCTGGATTCCATTCTTTTAAATTCTTTTTTGTAAGCAAATCTTTTAAGAACCAATTACTGATTTTACCTCGGTAAGGTTTAGCGTGTTCATAATCAATACACCATATAACTCCACTCTTCTCAATGAAGTTATATGGCGATATATCTACATATTCTAAATTACATTTTTCGATTAATGTGCGTAATATAAACTTAATTTGGTCCCATACCCAGTTTGGTAAATCTTCTGGATCTGTTCCGTATTTTTCTGCTAATGTCATACCGTCAATATACTCCATAACCATATATGTAGTATTGTTCGTTTCATAAACTGGCGGGGCAATATTTACTGCAGCCGCAAGTTTTTGATAGTGGATTTCTAAAGGGTTTTCGATTGTTTTCATGAAGGTCATTTTGTTTGTGTATTCTCCCTATTTCCCGAGACCTTATCGATCCGTTTTTGTCCATAAGCAGCGGAGACGAGTAGCAAATAAGAAACTCTGATGGAAATGAACATTTAAATCTTCTAATTTTTCGCACATCATCAAGAGATGAATTAAAACAGGATTTTCAAAGTTGAAATAAATAGGTTTTGTTACATCTATTTTAATATCTCGTTGATAAAGTGCGTTTTTAGTTGTAGCTATGTTATTTGCGATCAAATCACAACCTTGAATAAATTGACCACGGAAATCACCTAATACTACACTTGAACCTTTCTTAAGAGTTGCTATAATTGTTGGAATATCTGTGTTTTGTGGAAGTTTGACGACTTTATGTTCTTGAACATTTTCAACTCTATTTGCTGCTTCCATATTTTTGTAAGCAACCTTATTGTAAGGTCCATACTTGTCATCAAAATCAACAATGTTGAAGAATGGTTTACCTGCATTGTTTTTTGATCGTCTGAGGTATTTGAGGTAAGGAGCAAATGATTCTACAAAACGGCGTTCATAGAAGAAGATGTATTCGTAGAAAATACCTCCAGGTTGTTGACAGTTATAAACATTTGAAATAACTTGTTCGTAATGTGGAGGTTCGCGTGAATTAGCAGCTCCCTGTTCCCGTGCTGCTTCTTCCGCAGTTAAACAAGCAGGATGTTCAATATAAATTCGCTTTTCATCAATATCTTTTGGATCTTGGAAATGGTATGCATCAGTTAACCAGAGATACTCAATTGGAAGTTGAATAGAAGAAAGAGGTATTTGTTCACGAAGAACGGTGAATACCAAAGATAAAATACGATCATCTGCCTTACCAGCATTTTCAGGTAAAGCTGATACTTTAGCCCATTTATTTAAAAGGTAACCTGACATTGCAGTTTGTGCGAAAAACATAGTTCCCCCTGAAGTTTCGAAAATATAAGGATCAAAACATACATCTTTCATATACTTGATAGACGCACGAGGATCTACATTCCAACCACGAGCCATAAAGTCTACATATGGCATATCGAAGATATCTGGATAACGATTGATGGTCATATCTCCATCAATGTAAAGAATACCACGACCTTGTGCAACTTTTAATGCTTCAATAATGAAGAGAGGTTTCATGTTAATAGCAAGTTGG